GGACAAAAATCAGTCCATGATTCTTACCATCAGGGATAACACTAATTTTTTTGAAAAGGTCTTCATTCCATTTGAAAGTGTGAAGTTTAGATGTATCAAGCACACCAGTCTTTGCAGTATTTGCACGAGCATATTGGTCTGCAGACTTCTTCATCTCAAACTCTTTTACAAGATAGTTGACTTCTTTCTGTGCTTCTTTACGATACTTCTGGTAATCGTTATCTGCAAACCAGAAACTAGATTCATCTTGCTCGGAATAACAAGCATTACAATCTGCCATAACAGTTTTGTTATCCACCACAAAAGATTCAACATCTAATTCTGGCATCTCAACATATTTGGTTTCCGTGTTTTCGTGGTCTGTCAGTTTTTCTTTGGCAGACTCATTGAATGCTGCATCAGTTTCTGACTTAAACTCACCACCAAGGTCTCCTGCACCAGTATTAGCAGGGGCAGCACCCTCCTTAGGAGTTTCTTCTTCTGGAGTTTTTTCACGACGTGCTGCTTCCTCAATCATTTCTTCATGAGTCATAGAGTCACCACCAGACTCTGCTTGTGGAGATGGATTGCCTTCTTGCTCTTTAGCGTTATTGATATCATCAATCTTTTTCATTTCCTTCTCTTTGGTGTATGCCAAGATGCGACGAGTTGCTTCTACAACATCTTCAAAAGTCTCAGCAGCGCCAACCAAGTCAACCAACTCCATTTCTTCACTGGAGAATGGCATACGAGCATATGCACCAATCTTGAAGTGAAGATTGATACGGTCAATCAAAGTAAAAGAATCAAGAGAGCGGTTACTGATTTCAAAGAAATCTTGCTCATTCAATTCTTTGTATCCTGTATAGAAGTTACGAGACAAACCAGGAAACTTACGCTTCATTAGTTTCTCGATACGAGCATCCTCAACTACATTGATGTAACTTTGAGGGACGCCATAGTCAATACCAAACTTCTGAGGAGTATATAGAGCATGTCCAACCTCATGACCCACTAGCATGTCATACACGTCGCTACTAGCAAGTTTCCACATAGGTAGGGTGAGCACACGGTCAATAACATTAAACATGGCGGTCTCTACGTTGCGGTGCTCCACAACAAGATTTTCTGTAGCGAGCAGGCGGGCAAGATTGCCCTTGACTTCCATGTTTAGCATTTGTGTTTTTCGTTGTTACACATATAATACTATAGGGGTCACCCAACAGGCAACCCCTTATAAGTTATTCTGATGACTCTTCTGTGACGTATGAGTAATTCTTATGTTTCTCAAATCTCAGGCATCTGTCAAATTTATCTGACAACTGGTCACGATGTGAAATAACAAACACGTTTGTCTTATCATCAAATGTTTTTAGAATCCAACCAAGGTCACTATTACCAGATTGGTCTAGAGACCCATCAAAAATTTCATCTAGAATAAGTAAGTTAGTATCCACGCTATTCTTAAGTTTAGCAATACTACGCCAACAAAGCAAAAGAGCAATATCAATACGAGCTTTTTCTCCTTCGCTGAAACTTTCATAACTAAACTCGTCTCTATATCGCGATTTAATTACTTCGGAAAAATTCTCGTCAAGCATAAAACTTGCTGGAAATTCCATTCTATCTAGATATTCATTGATGAGTTTATTCATCGTTGGGAGGTATTTTTTGATGATGCGCGTTTTGATTCCTGAATCTTTGAGAAGTTGCGTTGCTGTGGCGAGACAATCTTTTTCCTCTTTCGTTTCTGAGATGACCTTTTGTATTTGCTTGCTTTGATTATCGAGCGATTTAAGAATTGAAAACTGCTCCCGTTGACTGACATCCGTATTCCTAAGTTTTCCGATGTCTCGGTCCAAGTCCTCAATTCTCCTATGAAGTGAGTTAATGTCATTCTTTAATTGTCTATTCTTTGAATTGAGTTGATTAATTTCATCAATTAAAAGAATAAAGGTATTCTCTTGAGTTTGGAGGTCGGAAAGTTGATGTCCCAAATCAGACATTGCTTTTTCTACCTCGGCAAGTTTATCCGAGAGAAGTGAGACCTTCTCATGTTTGAAATGCTCTTCGATACCCTGACCACATGTTGGACAAGAATCATTTTCTTCAAAGAATGATTTCTCTTTTGCGTATGATTTTTGTTTAGATGAGATTTTATTCTTGAGTGTTTCTACTTTAGAAATCGTTTTTTTAATCTTCTGCGTGTCTGAAATAGCAGAGCTCTTCTCGTCGATTTCCTTATCGTTATTGAGTATCTCAGTTTCATAACCTAGTGCCTCTTTCAGGAATGAATCTTTACGAGACTCCTTTTCCTGAATGTCATCTTTATTCTTTTTTTCGATTTCGATCATAAACTGTTTCTGCATGTCAATCTTTTCTTTGACGAGAGACAGACTATATTCGTGGTCTTTTAATTCATCATTAATGTTTCTGATTTTATCTCTCAAATTAACATTCATCGATGAAAAAATTTGAATGTCCAGAATGTCTTCAATGATATCTCTTCGTGCTGCCATAGGCAATCTCATGAAAGGCACGAAAGTAGATGACCCCAATACGACAATCTGTGTGAAAGATTTGTAATTCATTTTAAGAATGGTCTGCTCAAAATTTTTCTGTTGGTCATTAACAGATGCATCTTGATTCAGTGCTACACCATTCTGTTTTAATTCAAATAACGAAGGTTTAATACCTCTCGTTACTTCATATTTATTCCTACCAATATTAAAATTAAGATTGACAACACAATCTCTTTGATTAATAGAGTTAAGGAGTTGAGATTTACTAACCTTACGGAAAGGTTTTCCGAACAACGCAAAGGTCAGTGCATCTAAAATTGTAGATTTACCAGCGCCATTAGCGCCAACAATGATAGTGCTCTTCTCCTTAGCAAGATTAACCTCAGTAAACTGGTTGCCCGTGCTAAGAAAATTTTTCCACTTCAGGTTTTCAAATATAATCATAAATCGTCGGGTGGCACTATCACGTCGTCTGGTGTTACCACTGTGTAATGGTATCCTTTATCTTCGCATACTTTTGATGCAATGTCAATGTCCACCTCAACAACTGTCATCTGCGGCAAGTCTTGGTGGTCATCGTGTTGCTCTAACTGCATGAGGTATCTATCAGCATCATCTTCCTCTTCAAAGAAAAAGATGACGTGCTCACCCTCTTCTGATATTAGAGAATAGACTCCATCAGGTTGGTCCTTGAGGGTGATGAGAAACATTATACTACCTCACAACTCTCAATATATAGGGACCTCATTAGTGATTTTAATTTTTCTTTGTTGACTGATAAGTCAACCTCATCAATATATTCGTTGAGCAAAGTCAACGTATCTTTGATTTCTAGATTCTCATCATCATCAAGCATAGTGTCATTCACAAAAGTCTCGATGATTTTTACATCATGTGGTTTTTTGCAATAGACATTATCTACAAATTTTTCAAACTGTTGATAATCTTTTTTATCTTCAACTACAATCTTGATAAATGCATTCTTACATTTGTCAAGGTCAAACTCTAGGTGTGACTCTGTAGTTTCATTGTAAAAGATTTTCTGAAAGATTTCATATGGATTCTTGACTCTAGTAAGTTTAGTAGTGTCAGGGTCCCAGAGATGAAATCCTCTCTCATCCTTATAGTCATTCCAAAACATCTGATAAGGATTACCGAGATACTGGACGTTACCTTTCTTTGACTTGTGATGAAAGTGACCAGAGAATACTTGCTTAAATTTAGAAAATCTCTTGGCATCCAGACCATGCTCCATTCTCATACCAGGAGTAACTTCAAAACCATTTAACTCAAGATGACCCATGCAAATTTCAGCATCTGTCTTCTCGATGATTTCAAATGTCTTCTCTTTATTCTCAGAGTTAATCCAAGGTAGCATAAGAATTTTACGACCTTCAACTGTAACCTCGCGGGCAGTTGAAATAACATTAATGTTATGGAAACTATCAAGCAGTAGGTCGGGCGAGTTTACTTCATTAGTATTCTTATAGTAAACACAGTGATTGCCAAGAATCATGTGGACAGTAATACCCATGTCCTCAAGACGCTGGAAGTAATACTCCCGCACACGACTCCATACATTGAAATCGATTCCTTTACGATTATCAAATGTATCTCCTAAATCAATGATGCTCTTAATACCTTTCTTTTCCAGTGTAGGGAAGAAGATGTCATCATAGAATTTTTTAAAGTATTCCCAAAAAGCGACACTACCTTTTCTTCCGTCTAGGTGCTGGTCAGTGATAAGAGCAATCATCGTTTATATCTAATCTCAAGGGTCTCTTTGATGCTATTCAAATCAGAAGAACTACTACTATAACCTGCCATGTCTCCAGTGTGTTGGTCTGTATGCAAAACTTCATCAAACCCAGACTTCTCTAGAATCTTTGCTTTGATTTCTAACTGTTTCTTTTCTTTGGATATACGGCGAAGAAAGGCGAAGTAAATAATCTGTGTAAAGTATGCAAAAGGATTGGTAGACTTTTCTGGATTGAAATTGTGAATGTATTGCAGGCAGTTTTCAATACCATCACAAATCATATCTTCTCTAAACATATAGTTTACGAAGTTTGGTTTATATGATAAGTGAGTTGCAATCTTGAGAAAACATTCTCCAATATAAGGAGGCACACGCGGTTTTGGTTGACCGTTTTCTGCTGCTTCTGCAACTTCTTTACGGTATACCATTAGAGCGTCTAGGAAGTCTCTATTGTTTACATAGTTTTCTGTCTTTCTTCTTGCCATTGTATCGCATATCCTTGTTTGTATTGTAACACCTTATTCCATAAAACGCAAGGGACTTGACAACACCCCGAAATATCACTATAATTAGCGATGTAGCGTTTCAAAGATAATTAGCTTCTTTTATAGAGATCTTCTAAAGACTTACGGGCTTCTTTTACAGAAGACATATATCCTCTTTGATGCTTGATATCTACTTTACTTGAGTATGAAATCTCACCATTCTCTTTTTGCAAGAAGCGCGTGTAAAATTTTTTAATCTTAGTATCTAATTCAGTGATTGTAAGGATATGGTCTTTCTTAATGATAAACATTTCATCATAAGTAGCTGCCATCCATGCATCAAAGGTAAACCCTTTCATGTTTGATTTACCCCTCTTCATCTCAATCACATTAACCAGGCGGGGATTTTCAATAATAAGTACATCGTCATCTTTGTCATAAGAAACCTTTGCAACGATTTCTTCGCCTGACATTAATTTTATCGATGCATAGAATTCTTCTTCCATATTATACTTTAATCTTAATTACTTCATAATTAAAGTTTTCTTCTAGGTAGATATTAATTCTATCTTCAAGATGTTTTAACGTATAATTTTTATATGGTTTTTCGGAAATATCATCTGCAATGTCATATAGTGTTGCTAGACTCTTTCCTTCACCCTTGCGTAACACTCTTCCAATGGACTGTAAGTTTCTTACTCTTGATTTGGAAGGTGATGCAAAAACTACGTTATGTAATTTCTTAATGTTGATACCTGTGCTGAATGTGCCATAGGAAGCAATGATTACAGCATCTTTTTCACGCTCAGTAATACGCCTGATTTCTTCGCGCTCTTCAGTATCTACTCCACCATAAACAAAGAAAACCTTTCTGGTTTCACCTATGCTCTTATTTATGCTTTCATATAAAGGCAGTCCATGTCTTTCGACGTAGTTAAACAAGACTAGAGTGTTACCATTTAAGTCCTTAACTAGGTTTCTAATTAAATTATTTCTTTTCTTATGCTCTACAAGATAATCAATTTCATCTTGGTAAGTAAAGAATGTCTGAGGTTCATGCTGTAGTAATAGAATCTTAATTCTAAACTCTGCTAGGTGACCCTCTTTAATAAGTTTGTCAGTTTTAGTTACTTGAGCACAAGGACCAAACAATCCTTCTAGCACCCACTTGTGTGTAGCAGACCCATCAAGTGTGCCTGTAAAACCAAAGCGATACTTTGCCTGATGTAATTTTGTCATAATACCAGTCAGTGACTTAGACTTAAACTGGTGTGCCTCGTCACCGATGACACATTCAAAGTCATCAAAGTATCTTTTAGGAAATTTGTAGATAGACTGCCAGGTTGAGATAACCACTTCTTTGTCAGTATTCTTATCCTTTCCTCCATATACTTTGTGGCAGTGCCCCTCTACATCCCATCCATAGTCAGCAAAGTCAG